CCCAAGAGTACTGGAGCTATTTGGACGAACTTGATCGACAGAAAAGGTAATTGATCATGCAAACCTACTCCCTAGTTCCTTCGCGGAACCTCATCATGGCCGAGCGCGAAATGCTCAAGCACGCCATGCCCATTAAAGTGCTCTCTACCTTCGGTATGCAAAAGCAAGTCCCTCAGAACAAGACCGACACGGTTGTGTTCCGCCGGGCTCTTCCTATCGACGCAGGCTCTAACGGCGCGCCCAGCATCACCGCTAGCAACTACTTGTTGCAAGAAGGTGTGACCCCTGGTTCGCGCACCATCACATACCAGGACGTGCAGGTCACCCTGCAGCAGTACGGCGTGCTGATGAAGCTCTCGCGCAAGGCTGAGTCCATGTACGAGGACGACATCCCCGCTGATATGGTCAAGCTCGTTGGCGAGCACATGGCCAGCCTGGAAGAACTCATTGCTTACGGCGTGGTTCGTGGTGGCACCAATGTGGTTTACGCCAACGGCACCGCGCGTGCTTCGGTGAACACCGCAATCACTCTCAACAAGCTTCGTCAAGCTGCTCGTCAGCTCGAGTCTGCTCACGCTCAGCTCGTGACTGAAAAGCTTGCTGCGTCGGTGAACTTCAACACCAGCGCAATCGAGCCTGGCTACCTCGTGTTCATCCACACGGACATGGAAGCTGACTTCCGTAACCTGACTGGCTTCGTGCCGGTTGCTCGTTACGGTCAGCAAAAGCCCGTGCATGAGCGTGAGATCGGCACGATCGAGCGTTATCGCATCATCACCAGCCCCTACTTCAAGCCTTTCCTCTCGGCAGGCGGATCCATCACGGCAGGCACGTTCCTGTCCAACGGTGGCACCACCGGCACCACGGCTGACGTGTACCCGACCATGGTCGTTGCACAAGAGGCATGGGGCCAGGTCGCTCTCAAAGGCATGGGCGCAATTGAGCCGATCTACTTGCCCGCCAAGCAGATCACGCACGCTAACCCGATGGGCCAGTTCGGTTACGTCGGCGCCAACTTCTACAAGAACGCTGTGCGCTTGAACGAAAACTGGATGGTACGCATCGAGTCCGCCTGCTCGGCTCTCTGATAAACGGGGCTTCGGCCCCGTTTGACTGAACTCAATTCGAAAGGAAAACAGACCATGTCTGACAATCTCTCCCAAGCCTCGGGCCTCACGATGGCCCTAAACAGCGGCGGTTTGGCTGAAGGCACCAATGCCAACACCATCCAGATCGCTACTGCCATCAACTACGTCATTGACGGACGCTTCTACAGCAAAGCCATCACGGACAACATCGCGATCAGCTACTCTGGTCCCGCTGTGTACCAGGCTGCTGCTGGTGGCGTGCAGAACGTGAACGGCTCGTTCACGGGCGGCGTTAACGGTTCGACCCGTATCTACGGTATCTACCTTGATACCTCCGGTGCTGTGTCGATCCTGCCTGGTCCGATCGTTGACAGCGCTGAGCTTGCTGCTGGCCGCGTATCGCTTCAGTGGCCAGACGTGCCCGCAGGCGTTTGCCCGATCGGCGGCCTGCGCATTGCGCTCACCGCAGGAACGACGTACACCCCCGGATCGGTCGATCTTTCGGCCTCGGGCGTGACCGACACGTTCTACAACTTGGCCGACATGCCGGCCAATCCGCTGACTGCCTAAAGTCAGCAGGCGGCCACCTTCGGGTGGTCGCCATCCTTTAACGCATTGGAGACAACACAATGGCCGTACCCAACAAACCCGTGAACCCATACGAACGTCAACGCGGTCTTGCATCTGAGGACACAAGCATCGACAACGCAGTCACCCCTGCGGCTGACGCTGCCAAGCCTGGAGGCATTGAGATTGACACCGACAAGGTGCTGCGTACTGACGATATCGAGTATGAGAAGTTCATGCGTGATGAGCTCGAGGTGTTCTTTAACGAACCCGGTAACGAGCACGAGCCGGCCTTTGTTGAGGTCAACGTCAATGGCGACTATCGCATTGCGATTCGCGGAGATACGACCAAGCTGCGCAGGTACCACGTCGCCGTGATTGCCAACGCAAAGCAGTCTCGAGTGCGCCAGAAAAAGATTGTCAACCAAGACGGCTCCATGGGCTTCCAAGAAGAAAACGTCCTGTCGTTAAGCTACCCGTTTCAGATCATGCACGACCCCAATCCTAAGCAGGGCGGGCCGTGGTTGCGTCAACTCTTGAAGAATCCAGGCTGATATGAATTGGCTCCAGCTCGCTCAGCGCTTGTCGATTGAATGCGGCGTTCCAGGCCCAGGACCGACTTCTGTGACCGGCCAGACCGGTATGAACCTGAAGCTCGTTAACTGGGTTGCTGCAGCTTGGAATGACATCCAGGGCATGTACGACGGCTGGGGCTGGATGCGCCAACAGTTCGCGTTTGACACGGTCGCCAACACGGGCGACTACTTGCCCGTGCAGACTGTTAATACGCTCACGGGTAACCAACTGACCGATCTTCGGTTTTGGTGGAAGGATACGTTTCGCTGCCAGAAGAAGTCGCTAGGTGTCAGCGACATGCAGTGGCTGGTGGAGTGGGGCTATCACACGTTCAGAAACACCTACCGATTCAACGTGCAGGTGCCTGGACGACCCGTCGTGTTTGCCCAGAACCCGCAGGGCAAAGCGGTCATGTTAGGTCAGATTCCTGACGGCATTTACGAGATTACTGGCGAGTACCAGCAGTACCCGCAGCCGTTTGTCAACGGCACCGACGAGCCAGGCATTCCGAATGATGCGCTGCACCTCGTGATTGTTTACAAGGCGATGCAGTACTACGGCCTTTACGAATCTGCGCCTGAAGTGCTCATGCGCGGTAACACGGAATTCACGAGGCTGATGAATCAGCTTGAAGCAGAGCAGCTTCAAGAGCTGACTTTAGGCAACCCATTGGCGTGAGGCTGTACCGGTGAACATGAATGAACTACCGCGCGTCCAGTACGAGCTGATTCGACTCGGCGGCGGTCTTGATCAAGTTACACCGACTCTTTCACTCCCATCGGGATTTGCCAGGCTAGCCGCTAACTTTGAGTGCAATGTCAACGGCGGCTACACCAGAGTCGCTGGTTACGAGCGATTTGATGGCAGGCCAAGCCCATCGGCAGCGCTATACAACATTCTTGTCTGCAACATTACTGGCAGTATCGCAGTCGGCAATACGGTCACCGGCATGTCTTCTTCGGCCACTGGCAAAGTGATTGCGTTAGACGGAAGCGACGTCGTCATCACTCGAGAGACCGGAACCTTTCTCGAGCAAGAAGGAATTTCAATCTCTGCCGTGCAGGTTGCGACCATTACCGCGCTGCAAGGCGTTTCTGCAGATGGTTACACGGATGCGGTGTATCGCAACTTAGCAGCCGATGAATACCGAGCCGACATTCAAACGGTTCCAGGCGCAGGACCTGTGCGCGGCGTTGCAATTTACAAGGGCGACGTTTACGCCTGGCGCAACAATGTCGGCAACACAGCGACGGCAATGTACAAGGCGACGACGTCTGGCTGGACAGCGGTTGCGCTTGGCAAAGAGCTGGCTTTTACCAACGGCACAAATGAAATTCTTGACGGCGAAACAGTCACCGGTCAGACAAGCGGTGCTACTGGTGTAGTTGCTAGAACCGTTTTGCAAGCTGGGTCTTGGGGCGGCGTTACGTTAGCTTCCGGCCGTTTGATTCTTTCTAGCTCAACTGGAACTTTTCAGTCTGGAGAAAACCTTCGCATTGGCGCAACAACTCACGCGCACGCGGGCGGGGCAGCCACTCAAATTTCTTTGCTTCCTAATGGGCGATTTGAAACCGTTGTGGCCAATTTTGGCGGCGGTGATTCAAATTACCGAATGTATGGATGTGACGGCATTAATCGTGCGTTTGAGTTTGACGGAACTGTTTTTGTACCAATCTCAACGACGATGCCTGTAGATACACCTACGCACGTCGTTGTCCATAAGCAGCACTTGTTCTTATCGTTTGGAGCGTCGCTTCAGTTTTCAGCGCTTGGCTATCCGTATCAATGGGATCCGATTCTGGGTGCCGGTGAGATTGCAATGAGCGCCCCGATCTCTAATTTGCTTGCTCTTCCTGGCGATCAATCGAGCGGCGCTCTAGGTGTTTACACAAGACGAGACACCTCTGTTTTGTACGGATCTAGTGCTGAGAATTTCTCGCTCTCAACATTCAATACCGGTACCGGTGCGGTGCCTTATACAGCCCAAAACCTCGATCAGGCCTATGTACTTGATGACCGAGGCGTCATCAGTATGGGGACGTCGTTAAACTTCGGCAACTTCTTGCCAGCGGCGCTGACCATGAACCTGCGTCCGTACCTGCAGTCAAGAATCAACATTGCTACAACGAGCTCGCTAAGTCGAGATAAGGGTCAATACCGAGTCTTCTTTAGCGACGGTACAGCGATCTATATGACGATCGTAAATGGAAAGCTTTTGGGGACAATGCCCGTCGAATTTACTGACCCTGCGCTTGTCTCGTGCGAGGGTGAAAGCTCAACTGGCGAAGCCGTGTCTTACTTTGGCTCAGACAATGGCATGGTTTACCAGCTTGACAAAGGCACAAGCTTTGACGGAGATCCTATCGCGGCAAGCTTCAACTTAGTCTATGACGCAATGAAATCGCCGCGGATACTGAAGCGATTCCGTAAGGCAAGCGTCGAGCTCGCTGGCGACTACTACGCTGAGATTCAATTTGGCTATGACCTTGGCTACCGATCCA